CTGGTTCGTGTAATAGAGTATATCCGGACTGGTTAAAAAGCATGTTTGATCGTTATCCAGATGTAGACGAAGTCTTTGTTTTGCTTTCATCATGGAATAGATTTATGCTAGCCGGAAATAAAATGTTGTCACCGGAAGTTTTGCCAGTTGATCATTTTACAACCAAAGTTCAAGAAAAACACAATGGACTTGTTGACATCTATCAAGATCAATTATTCAACGGAGATCGGTTTCAGCTTTATAATAAGCCACATCAAGGAGATTTTCAAAATATTCCTAGTGTAGGATTTGATAAAGATAATGCTCTAGTTGATCCAGATATAAGAAAAGATAATTTTATGAAAGTAAAATTATTCTTTGATTTAAACACACACTTAGAACAAAGAGACTTTTTTAAAGACATATATACAATGGATAGAATGTGTGCTGATAGAGCTTGTTCTTTATTCTTTTTTAATATGACTGATAGGATGAAGTTTCCTGAATCTTTTGAATTTTATGGAAAATTAAAAACAACAGTAGTAGCACCTATGACTGTTGAGTCTTATTTTAAAAAGAAGATGATTGATCATACAAAATACTATACAAATGATAATGAACACTATAACCATACATATCACAGTTTAATTGCCGAGGATTATTTAGAATGGCTAAAGAACGACTGTTAATTGTTGGAGATAGTTTTGCTACACCATATCCTAACGACAGCAGTATTGGCTGGCCGTTGTTAGCTCGCGAACACTATAAAGTAACCAATTTAGCACAAGCAGGTGTTAGCGAATATAAAATTTTTAAACAATTAAAAAGCGTTTCTAATATAGGTCAATACGATTTTGTTGTTGTAGCACATACTAGTCCGTACAGAGTACATACTCGTAATAGCATTCATAATACAGAATTACACAAAGATTGCGATTTATTGATGTCCGATGTAGAAGCAAAGACATTCACATTAGACCCGGCAATAAGATCAGCTAAAGGTTACTTTAAATATCATTTTGATCCAGATTACTATCAAGACGTTTATAATTTAATTAGAAAAGAAATTAATAATTTAACAAGATATGTTTCTACATTACATATTGATCATTTTGATATGGCATTGCCATATGCTAAAGAAAAATATCGCCTTGACTTATCAAGTATGTGGCCTTATTATAAAGGTAGCATTAACCACTACACAGAAGAAGGAAATCAAATTGTGTTTGCTAGAATTCAAGAAAGATTAAAGGATATAGAATGTGGAAATATTGGTGTAAAGCCATAGGAAGTAAAGCATACGACGATGACAGAAAAGCAGATAATGTTGCGATTATACGCTCTGTGTGGATTCTACTACACATTATTACTTGCCTTTTTATTATTATAGGCAACGGAAGAACATTAGGGATTTGGTAAAATGACAGATTATCCAAAAAAGACTGGCGAAAATAGTTGGACTATACAAGTTCAAGAAAATAATAAAACAAAAGAACTTTTTATAGAACTTCCACCCGATGCTCTAGCACAAGTAGGATGGGATATTGGTGATGACTTAATTTGGGAAGATCTTGGAAATGGATCTTGGTCAATAGCCAAAAAAGAACTTGACAAAAACAAATAAGAAAGGTATAATATATATAATGACAATAGCAACTGATAAGAAATACTACTTCAGCGAAATCTTTCACAGTATTCAAGGTGAAGGACATTATACAGGTGTACCTACTGCTTGGATACGTTTCTTTTTGTGTAATCTACAGTGTAATGGTTTTGGACAGATTGATCCTACAAATCCAGATACTTATGAATTACCATTTGAAGATTATGATACAAGTCAAGTAAGTCGTGTTGAAGACTTACCTGTTTGGGAGAAAGGTTGCGATAGTTCTTACACATGGAGTAAGAAGTTTAAACATTTGATGGGTCAAAAGACTGCTGTCGAACTAGCACATCAAATTATTGATACTATTAAAACAGATTCAAATCCAGAAGGTTTGTTTTTACATCCTGTGACAGGACAAAGACAGCACTTCTGTGTAACAGGTGGTGAGCCTTTGATGAAGCATGGACAAGAAGCATTCATTGGTATTATGCGTGAATTTAAACGTATGAATAATATGCCAGCCAGTGTTACATTTGAAACTAATGGAACACAAGCACTAACACAAGAATTTAAAGACTATTGGAATAAAGAAGCAGATGATGAAATTGAATTGTTCTTTAGTGTATCGCCTAAACTATGGAGTGTAGCAGGTGAAAAGGCAAAGAAAGCAATCAAGCCCGAAACAGTAGAAGAATATTTTTGGTTGTCTGATAGAGGACAACTTAAATTTGTTGTAGGAAGTGAACAAGCTCAATGGGATGAGATGGAAGATGTTATCTCACAATTTAAAGCACAAGGGGTTGATTATCCTGTTTGGGTAATGCCTGTTGGTGCTAGAGAAGAAGAACAAACAGAGACAGCAGGTGCTGTTGCTAAGATGGCATTCGAACGTGGATACAACGTAGCCGCAAGGGTACACGTATACCTGTTTGGTAATGCTATCGGAACATAAGGATAAGTTATGGATTTTATTAAAAAAATGTTTAAAAAAGAAGAGACTAAAAAAGGTAATAAGTCTCCGCAAGATGAACATCGCGAACTGTTAGAGAAGCAAAAGAAAGTGGCAACTAAAAAGAAAGAACCATGGGTTGCTGTACTTGATACACAAGTAAATCCAGAAAATATTAAAAATGGATTCTTTGAGCTTGACTGGAACGAGTATTTTGTGTTAAAATTAAGACAAGAAGGTTATGGATATGACGGTGATCCAGAAGAAGAAATCGTCGATCGTTGGTTTAAAGATCTTGCTCGTAATATTTTAGAAGAACAAGGACAAGATACAAAAGCTGACGCAGGGTTTATTAACGTAACAAAAATTGATAAGGGTAAGTCAGAAGTATCATGAGCACATATATTCTAGTAGACACAGCAAATACATTTTTTCGTGCTAGGCATGTAGTTAGAGGCGATGCTGATATTAAGATTGGCATGGCATTCCATATTACACTTAATAGTATTAGAAAAGCATGGAAAGACTTTAATGGCGATCATGTTGTGTTTTGTCTAGAAGGACGCAGTTGGCGTAAAGATCATTATGAGCCTTACAAGGCTAATAGAGCTGTAGCACGTGCCGCACTTACTGAACGAGAACAAGAAGAAGATAAACTATTTTGGGAATCTTTCGATACATTCAAAGACTTTGTAAATGAAAAAACAAACTGTAGTGTTTTACAGAATTCACAATTAGAAGCAGACGATCTAATTGCTGGATGGATTCAAAGTCATCCTAATGATAATCACGTTGTTATTAGTACAGACAGTGACTTTGAACAATTAATAGCACCTAACGTGAAACAGTATAACGGTGTAAGCGAAACTACTATCACACATGAAGGATATTTTGATGCGAAAGGACAACCAGTCAAAGACAAAAAAACAGGAGAGCCTAAAAAAGCGCCAGACCCAGAATGGCTACTCTTCCAAAAGTGTATGCGAGGAGACACAAGTGACAACGTTTTCTCAGCTTATCCGGGAGTTAGAACGAAGGGATCAAAAAACAAAGTCGGACTGTTAGAAGCATTTGAAGATCGTAACAGTAAAGGCTTTAACTGGAATAATCTTATGCTACAACGCTGGACTGATCATAACGGTAAAGAACATCGTGTACTAGAAGATTACGAACGTAACAAAGAATTAATCGATCTTACAGCACAGCCTGACGAAATTAAACAAATTATGGCAACTACTATTTCAGAAACTATTGAAGAAAATAAAAACATTAGTCAAGTAGGTATTAGACTTATGAAGTTTTGTAATCTTTTTGATCTTCAAAAAATTGCTGATCAAGCACAAAGTTATGCTGAACCATTAAATGCGAGGTACCCACAATGACAATTTTAACTGCCAAGCCAATTATTGAAAATAAATTTTGGATTGTTGAACAAGATGGTGAAAAATTTGCTACTCTACGCAAAGATGAAACACGATTCGTATTAAGTAACGAAAACGGTGTTCAATTTTTTCCAAATAGGAAAAGTGTATTACAACAATTCGGTAAAGACTTTTTTGTTGTAAAAATTAAAAAAGAAGCAGACAATGCTTTGCCTAATGAAGTACATAGTTTTCCTACAAGTACTAAACCACATAATAGTATGTACGATATAAAAAAGAAATTACCTTTGTTTACAAAAAGCAAAGATTCAAAAAGTTTATATTGTGCTGGTTACTATACTATTCGTTTTGATAAAGGTTGGGTTAAAAGTTTTTGCCCTAAACTTATTACATTACAAAGATATGATTTCAAAGGTCCATTTAAAACTGAAATGGAAATGAGATCTATGCTTTCAAAGGTTTCAAAATGAGTAACTTACCAGATAGAGTTCCTAGCATTGAAAAACTAGTACAACGTATTAGAACTGCTGAAAAAGCCAATCAAAAAGAAATTAAAATCACACTTCAAGAAGGAAAAGAACTAGCATACGATTTGGCTCTAATTTCTTCTAAATTATCACAAACTATAAGCGAAATAAGCACTAAAATAAACAATCTATCAGTAGCAGAACAATCTATTGATGTCAAGATGGACGGCGGGGAGTTTTAATAAGATAAATATATGCGTAGTTAATTAAAAGGATTACGTATATGAGTAGACCAAAGCCAAAAGTCTTGTTAGAGTTTGCTAACAAAGACACATATAAAGTAGAACAGATTCTAGAAGCAGAAGCAATCTGGGCGGTGTTTTACGACGGTTCTCCTTTCAATTTAAAGAGCGGCAGTCTTGTTACAAGCTACCCTGGACCAAAGTATAAGAAAGTAAGTTTTTCAAATCCAGGTCATGCGCATAATTTGGCTAGAAAATTGAATAGAATGTTTAAAACAGAAAGTTTCGAAGTTGTAAAATTAACAAAAGGTGAAGTACTAAAAGGTGATGATCAGTAAAGATGATTACACAGCAAAATTTTTACAAGCCGCAGATATAACTCCAACAGAATCATTGATAAAAGAAAAAATTACAGAATGGTGGTATAATATCAGGGCTAAAGATTCGGGTGGATTAAGATTAACCGAAAAAGGACTTGACTTTGTTACTAATGATGCTAAACTAAAATCATACCAAGTGAAATTTCCAGGAAAGTTTACTATAACCCCACAAATTTTAATTTGGTTAGATAAATTTATCGAATCACCATATTACATAACCAAAAAGGATATTACAGTTTTTTCCGAAAGAGCCGCATTTGAACTATACTTGTTCAGCGGTGATGTTAAAAAGTTTGGATATACAAGAGCATTACGACAACGCATGATCCAGGATTAACGGATTATAAACTGCTATTATTTAAATACAACACTATGTTAGACATTTCACCATTAAGTATTTTGAAAAAGCGTAAACTAAAATGGGCGCCACCTCATTTTCATATGTTTACACTTGGATCTAATGAATGGTTGTGGGATAACTCACTCGAAGATTGGATCGAATATAAACTTAAAGGAAGATATTGTTTAATTCATAAAGAAGAATCAACAGGCACTAGAACCGCTGTTGGTTTTGAAGATGAAAAAGAGTTAACGTATTTTACGTTAGCCTGTCCATATACAAGGAGATAAAAATGACAGAAGAAACTAAAAATGTAGAGTCCGGACAAACTGCTGAAGCACCAGCTCCTGCCGAACTTACAATTAACGACTTGAATGCTATTAAAACTATTATTGATGTAGCATCAACTCGCGGTGCTTTTAGAGCAAACGAACTAGAAGCAGTAGGTAAGGTGTTTAATAAATTGAATTCTTTCTTAGAATCAGTTACACCTAAGCAACCAGAGGGTGAAAATGCGCAACAACCTGCGCAAACAGAACCAAAAACAGAACAACCTGCGCAACAACCTGCGCAATAAGGAGAAAGTTATGGCTTTAAAACATACAGGTAAAATGAAAAACAACAATGCGAAAGTACTAGTCGCATATCGTACGCTACCTGGAGAATCAGATAACGCTCTTGTTGTTGATGTTGCTCGTTTAACTGATGCGCAACACGACGAAATTATGAAAGTTGTTGAAAGCAACCAAGCACAAACAGCAAATGAACTTGCTGATGTACTTTCAAGACGCTATTTTCCAGACGGTAGACAAATGCTTATGGCACTACATACCGACGGTAGATTGAAAAAAGTAGGAACAACTGAAGTTATTATGACTCCTACTAATTCAGATACTGTTGTATTGTCTGAACTAAATCAAATGATTGCTGAACAGAAAGGAATTACAGTTGATCAATTAGCAGTTACTGAAACAGAAGAAACTGTTGCTACTGCTAAAGAAATGCCAACTGCTACTGCTGAACCAGCACCAACTGAAGTGAAGCAAGACCTAAATCAACCTTTGACTGACGAAGATCTAGCAAGATCATATCGCTCTCAAGCAGATAGATTGAGCAAAGAAGCGGCTCAGTTAAGACGTCAAGCAGAAGAACTTGTACCAACAAAGAAAAAGACTGCTAAAAAATCAGAAGTTGATGTAAGTGTCTAAAAGAAAACCTTACCGCCCGCCAGAAGATTTTATTAAACACTGGCCGGAAGTTTTCGAACACATTTATATGAATAGTATGCCGTTAAGGTATATTCACGGTGTTGAAATTAAGTTCGGTGATGGTCGTATATGGGAGGTTGACATAACTGAGCAACTACCGTTTTCTAGTGAACAAGAGGTAATTGCTAAGTTAACGTCAGCCTTAAAAGAAATATCAACCGAAGTAAAATCAATCAATTTCAACATCGACGTACAGAAATTAAAAAAAGATATAGAAGATCAAACAAAAAATATAATGAGGGACGAATGACACAAGTAAAATTAATTTCGTATTCAACAGCACCAGAAGAGGGACTTGATGATTGTCAAGAACTTATTGCTTTTTGTGCTAGGGTTTCTAATCCAAGCAACCAAATGAATAAAGAAACAAGCGAAAAACTAATTAAGTACTTGATTAAACACGCACACTGGTCTCCATTAGAAATGGTTAGTGCTTGTTTAGAAATTAATACTACACGTGATATAGCACATCAAATTGTGCGACATCGTAGTTTCAGCTTCCAAGAGTTCAGCCAACGCTATGCTGATCCAGCAGAGTTCGGCAACCAGTTTGTTTTGCGTGAAGCAAGACTACAAGATACCAAAAATAGACAAAATTCAATTGAACTAGGTATTACACAACAAGATATGAATCTAATCAACGATTGGGAATCACAGCAACAAAAAGTGATTGATGCCGCTAAAGAAGCATATGAATGGGCTATAGAAAATGGTATTGCTAAAGAACAAGCTCGTGCTGTACTACCAGAAGGTTGTACTAAGACACGGTTGTACATGAACGGTACTTTACGCAGTTGGATTCACTATATTGAATTACGTGGAGCAAACGGAACACAAAAAGAACACATGGAAATTGCCCATGCTTGTGCTGAAGTTATTTCTAAGATTTTTCCGCTGGCAAAGGAATTGAGTGGCTAATACATTTATTGTAAAATTCTGTCAACTCGGGGAACGTTTTTAAAAAATTCGTTCCTCGTCTTTTATCATGCTCATCAACAAACTTCCAAAAATCGACCCTATTTTCTAATAAACGATCTCCTGTAAATCGATTACTTTCAACCCATTTTATAACACGTTCCCATTTAGTTACATCAGTATCACTAAAGTAATTAAAGTTCCAATTTTTGGTATTTTCCTTCATAAAATCTAAACAATCGTACATAACATCCAAATGTTCATCATCCAAAATTTGTAAACTTAAATGTTCGGGCTCTAGCAAGTAAGGAGTGTCTATTGTAAAGCGATTATGCGTTAAGGTGTTATACTTACGCTTCCACTCTAATATCCGCGCTAGTAGACCCTTAAAACGGTGCACAGACATGAAATTTACGGTGATCATGAGTCCACATTGTGCGTTAGGAACAGCATTCATAAACGTATCAACGTTCTTCTCCCATAAATCCAAATTCATTCCATTTCTTATATATTCTGCTTGTTCTCCCCAGGTATCAATACTAGTAAACAGTTGTACTCTATCTATTTTTTTATGCTGTGTTAATACAGTAACTTTGTTTATAAACTTATTAAGATTTCTTTGAGGGACACACATATTGGTGTTTACGCTAAATTCTAATTTTGGATTAGGATTCTTTTCCATATAATCCATTACTTTGAATACATTACTGCTTAATAATGGTTCACCGCCTGTTACACGTAAAGTGTGTAGTTGAGGATATATCTCTGGAAACCATTTCCAAAATGCTTCAATATAAGGATTATCTTTTTCTTTATAAATCCATTGTTCACGATTTTTATTATTAGCATGATATTGTCTTTTATTACGCTCTTGTAATAATGGATAATCTCCAAATTTATTAAATTCGTTTTCCCAGGCACTGCTAATACTAGGAGTACAATAACTACATTTCATTTGGCATTCATTACCAAAATTGACTTCGAGATACTTTGGCGCTACGTCGGCATCCCATGGCATTGATTTAATTTTATCTATTGTGCCTTTTTCTATTTCCTCAAACTCAGCACTACGAAAATGTCTATCACTTAACGAACCTGAATCTTCTAGTGCCCAGCAATAACTACATTCAGGCGGTCTCTCATCATTTAACATCATTTTACGTTGTTCTTTTTTGTATTTGCTGTTATGTAATGCGCTAGGATTTTCTTTTAGTTCTTCTAAACTAACTTTGTGCATGCTTGGATGATAGCAACTATGATTGTCACCTGTATGTAAATGTATACTTACATGGTTCCATTTAGCCGTACAGAAACCCTTTCCAATTTTGGAACATATTTTCTTATATTTTTTATTTGGATCAGGTTTCCAAAACATTTTTAGTTTCCTCAAACTTTTCTTTTAGCCAACTAAAGTTGTTTATCTGTTGTAGATCTTTATTCTTAAATCCGTATTCTCTACCAGCGATTGCCCCTAGTTTAGCATATTCAGCATTTTCAACATTATTAAATTTTTCACACCAAACGGTTAATCTATATTCGTCGTCTTTTGTATTTCTCAGTTTAACTGTTCCGCTTGATAATTTAGTACATTCTCTAAAAGCAGTACGCCAAGTATGAAAAGGAGTACTGTTAAATCTGTGTATATTTGTAACATAATTTACAGGAACAATATCAAAAGCAGTGGTCATGTCGACAGCATTATTATTTTTAAACAATCTACGATCAAACACTTTAATTCCGCCATGTCCGTATACTAAATCATTTATAGGGTTTACTGCTCTAAAAACAAAAACTTTTGATTCGTCTGTTAGTTCATTTAAAAAAGTTGTATAAGAAAAGTTTTCTAACAATTCACAATCAGCATCAAGAACAATAAATCTATTAGTTAAACTTTGTTCAGCACAATGTTTATGACTGTCATGTATTCCTTTACCAGATACAATCTTTTTTAAAGTTGGCAACTTTTCTTTTGCTTTTGAAAAGTTTTTATCAGCAAAAGGATCGTCGTATACTAAGAACCACTTGTCCATATCTGATCCTTGTTATAATAAGATTTTCCTAAGTCAATTGCCTCTTGATATAAATCAACCATATGAAGACTTTGTTCTTCGTCAAAATATGCCCAATGAAAACCAAGTTTTTCTCTCAATTCATTTCCTAACTTTTTGATTTTAAAAACAACATCGTGGCTTTCCATACCTTTAACTTCTTTGTTGTAAATTTTATCTAGTTCGCTAAAATCTCGCACATTAATATAATTCCAATCGCTGTACGACATCAATGCTCCCATTCTAGCACCAAGAATAGAAAAAACTCCGTTTTCCACATGACTTCCAACTGAACACCATATCCTTAATCTGTGTAAGTTATGCCAGTATACATCTTGTCTTATTTTATCAATTGGTGGTAAAACACCGCGCACTGTTAGCATTTTAACACCCTCTCGAAAACCTGCTCTCCATGCTTGTTGTGGCGTTTTGTTAATCACAGTAGTACTAAACGATTCAGGAAAATTTTGATATCCTTTTTCCCAACAAAAGTCAACTTGTGCTCTATCGTCTACAGCGGCTTCATGTGTTTTCATATGTTTTACAAAATTTGTATTCCAAACTTTTAATCCACCGTTGCCGTAAATTAATCCATTAATATTATTTTTTCCGCACCAACTATAACAAGTAATTTCCGGTATTTCATTAATTTCTATTTTAAGAAATACAGGATCTATTTCATTATCACCATCAACACTAACAAACCAATCTGTTTCGGCTTGTCTTGCGGCTTCTTTATGTGCATTATCACTACCTTTTACTCCGTGAATACGTTTTGCCCAAGGAACCATATTTTTCAACTTTGCCCAATTTTCTTCGGCATTAGGTTCGTCATAACTAATAAAAATAATATCAATATCTTCTATCTTCATAATATTGTGTATCCTGCGCTAGAATAGATTTTCTTATAATACAGTGAAAAATTTCCACTAAAAATATCTCTATAATCTATTTGATCAACTTCAAATACATTTGACTTATTTGTTTCACACTCAAAGTTTTGATATAAAAAATTAATATTCTTTTTTCTTGTCATCATTATATCAAACTTTCTATCTTGATCATGTTTGCCCTCAATTAGAATATGTGGCTTAGAGTTAATAGTTTTAATAGTAATGGCTAAATCTGTATTATTTTGATTATAATTTATTTCTACTAATTTATTTAAAAATACATCTTCGTCTTTTACAGACGGATATAAATCAATTAATAAAAACTCTTTACTATCTATATCAACTTTAAATTTTTTAACACTGTATTTTCCTATGGTTATATCATCAAATATACTCGATAGATCATCAGGAACAATAGCAGAATTTAATTGATTGTTCTCATGGGACATTACTTTTGTATATTCCCATATATTACCACTATCGTCATAAAAAATTTTATACATCTTTTATACCTTCTAAGAACAAACCTTTATAAACAGCCTGTATAACATCGAGCGGAAAGTCTTTCTCCGAATAATGAATTATATCGTTCTGAGCAAAATTTCCTATAGTAATATTAGCTCTGTCATCTATATAGTAACCTAGATCTTGACTAATAGATGTGATACCTACATCTTGTAATTCAGACTTTAAATGTACAAACCTTGGAAATGGAATATCTAAGTAATCAATTCCTAAAATATTAGATGCTATACTAAATGCTTCATCTGTTCCTATCTCAGGGGGATACTTTTTACTCATATATAAATTACGAAACTTTTCTTTATTTTCAGTAATTAACTGTACTAAATTAAAAAATTTTTGTGTTGTACCAGATTCTTTATTGAAATATGTAAAACCGCTATACAATATAGGCAAATCATTTTCAATATATCCAGGACGGCATTTTAAACTTGTTAATTTAGTTCCGTTATATTTTAAAACTTTATTAGTAACAAATAATCCATTTGTTTTTGTAACAAAAAAATCAATCCAATGACTAATGTCCCTAGTAAATATCATATCAACATCTAAACAAACTGTATGTTTATATGGTGTCTGTAGATTCATATAATTTCTCTGATCCCATCCTTTAAAATCATCATTAACAATGATCTTATCAAAAACAAAACTACTATCTAAGTTTCTTCTGTCTGTTATTAAACAAACGGTATCATATCCTTTAGGTTGGGTCTTTTTAATACTTGTTGCTAAAACATAGGCCATTCTATGATAAATGTTTTTTGTGTCATTATTAACAATTAAAAGGTAACCAAAATCTTTCATGATAGTTCCTTTTCAAAATCTAATATTGTCTTTTTATTAAAAAAATGAAGATCAACATTTTTAAAAACCATAGGTTGGTGATTAACTAAACAGACAAAACGCTCTCCGTCAGTATGTAATATTTCATCTGTAGTTAGTTCAAGAAAATTTATTTTAGGTAGAGAATCAGAACTGTTTAAACCTTTAACTATATGTTCAGCTATTGTAAACGCATAATCATTTCTATAGTTTGATGCTTTAAATTTATATAACTCTCTATAAAAGTTATAATTTTCTTTTATTAGTTTTGCTTGATTAAAAATAGTTTCAGCAACATAATCCTTTTTAAAATATAATGTTGTTGCCCATTTCATACTCATTCCAAGCATGGGTATTTCGTCAGTTTCATAATTGTGTAGATTATAAACTCCTTCTCCCATCAAAAAACTTTCTGTATTATTAAAATATTGATTAAGTGTATCGCTGTTTACAATGTAATCAACATCAATTACAATAGTTTCATCGTAAGGCGAAAGTCTAAAACTATCTAATCTAGAAATATTATAAAACGGTTGTATAACACTATCGATATTTCTCTTATTACTCTTATCAATATCAACAGTAATTACATTATCAAATTCTGGAAAATCAACAGGAGAGTCAGTTACAAGAGTAACACTTTTATGTAATATTTTTTTGATTCTTTTAGCACATATACGTGCTAATTTAACATAATCAATTACGCCATTGTTATGAGCAAACAATAAAAATCCTTGAGTCATTATATCTCCAAATCAAGATATCTGGCTGTACTTTTCTTTAATAATTCAAGTTCTTTAATATCATTATAATAAATGTCTATAGCAGTAAAGTATTTGTCTTGTATAGCATTATTAAAATCCTTTACACTTTTTATAAGTATTGGATTTTCGTTAGAATCAATAATAACAGTATCAGAACCTTTACCTTGTTGAAGTAGATAATTTACATATACTAGCAGATCAGTATCGACTTTAAATAAACCGCCTTCATAACCCAAAATAGAATTGGATTGGAATCTTTCTTTTGCTCGAAGTTTTTGAGAATTTAAAGTTCTTAACTTATCTGAAGTTTCGATGATTCTTTGGATAGATTCTTTATTCATACCATACCTTTAACATATACTATTAGTTATGCTAAAAATATGCTACTATAATGATTATTGGTTCTAGATTACCAGGAGTTAAGGATAGATATTGTATAGTTAACTGGTGTAGATGCTAATGTTACAGCACCAGTTGTATGTTGGAATGTTAATTCAAAATTTCTATCAATATCAACGCGGCGAGCATAAGCGTTTGTACTTGAAGTGTCTGTTAGTGTTATTTTAAATACTAGATTTTTTTTGATTTATT